AAAATCTTTTCATGAGACTCTACCCATTGACCAAAAGCAACTGCCCTAGTCTCGTCATGTTTAACGTCACAGATACCATACCAATCTGAACTCTCATCTAGCAATGCTGCCAAATCTGTAGTTACATCAGCAGCATTGTTATCTTTACCAATGAACAGTCTTGGCGGATGTGGAATTTGACTAAAGAATACTTGCGCTGCTAGGTAGAGAGGATCAGTAGCAACAACGCCAAAATCATCAAGCAACTGATCAGGATCGGTAATAATGTTAACAAGGCTGCCATCAGCGGCCGTATACGCTCCAAACAATAGCAAGTCCGAAAAGTTGAGCGAAGTAATACCAGCAGTTTGCAGAGAGATTTGAACATTAACGACACGATCAATATTAGCCATTACTTTTCTCCATCCTCATGGTGTTCAGGGTAGGGTATCCAAATGTCTTCATGGCAAGTTACAGATCCTGTAGCTGCTCCTGTATATTCTCCATCAATGATAACCTCGGCAATAAAGCCAACGTTATCTTTATAGACATCAGTATAGTAGAAATCGAATTGATATATTGCTCTATCTTCAAACTGAGAATTATTCAATAGAGCAGGCATTCTTTGTAGCATTAAACGATTACCAATAGCAATATCTAATTCAACTTGCTTATCTACAGATAAATTACCAGCCAGCATCATCGCAACTTGGCTAGCAATGCGATCAGAATTAGGACCACAATAAAATTGAAGACTCACGGTCGCTCTGCGCCAGGAGCCCATTTTACGGAAACCATCTAAATCAATATAGCTAGATTCAACTTCAAAGTTAGGTATATCATTATCTGTATAGTCTATCATCACATAAGCTTTATTCATTCTAGGAGCGTTCTGATATGACCAAATAATAGGTAAATTTTGAGCGTTAATTGTATTGATTGTATAGTCTAACAATTCATAAATGCCAGGTATCATGGGGCATTCTCCAATTTATATCCTTCTATAAGTTCACAAGCATAATAGCGCCAATGAGAAACCTGAGTGTTTCTAGAACGACTCAGCATTGTATAATCAGCTTCACCAAACAATAGATAAGCTGAACCATCATAATAGAAGATGTCTCCTGGTGTAGTGCCGCGAAAACCTTCAATCTGTTGATTAACACATTGAAGCCTAGTATCAGTATATATCTTGATAAAGCGCGTTGCTCTCCTACCAAATTCTGTTGCTTCTATTCTTCCCATATCTAGAGAAGATGGCATTTGGACAGTAGCCATTACTGATATCTGTTGGCCAGTATTATCGTCAGGTATATACTGGCCCTCAGACCAATAGCCCATATTTCGCCTAACAACAACAAACGATGTGCGAAAAGAAGTAGTCAATTATTCAGACCCAGTAGAACTGACGATTTCATAACGAATAGACCCCACCATTCTCCCAGTATCTATCAATGGTGAACTTGAACCTTTCCTAGCTATAGTTGCTGGCACATTAGGAACGGCCCATGTCTTAGCTTCCCTGATAACCGTTTGTATTTTTGCTTGATACCACAAACCCATATAACTTAATACTTGATGAACTGTATACTTACCATCAATCATTTGTCCAACAAGCGTCTCAGTATATTTGTAGATAGCATCGCGGTATCTATCGGCAGTCGTTCCCATAAATGGCCTGGCTGGAATGTTCTTAGTTCCATATTCATTATACACACCAATGTCTACTACAGACGTCCCATCTACCTCCTGGCCGCCCATTAATCCCACTTTGACTCCCTTACCATTCAACTCTTTAAAGTCAAGAGCAATGCGTTTCCAGCCCATATCGTGCTCTTCAACTTTAGTAGCTGTTGGTCTAATAAGTGCGCCAAAGCCACCGGCAACTGCAGCTGCTACCATATTGGATACCAAATCCCCATTACTCTCGGCCATATAGCAAGAGTAAATTGAACGCCATTACGACAAGGATCGCCATATCTAGTTGTTATAGTTCCAGCAGCACATCGCATCCAATATCTATTCCAAACATCCCAAGGATTAGATGGTGGTCGTTTGGACATAGTAGCCATACCAGTTTTAGTCATATCAGCATAAGTAACTGCTATGTCACCTTCTTTTTCAGAAATAATTGGCCCTGCTACCGGAATAGTTCCAGCACTTCCTGAAGTAGTTTCATGACGTAATGAAACAAGATAAGCAATGAAATAAGCTTGTGCTATATCTTGTTGGCCAGAAGGAATACACCACGGTCTAGCTTCATCAGATATTATTGACAACTGCGCCATAATATCAGGATCGACGTATTGTGGAGATTGTGGATCAAAGAACTGAGGAAAGAACAATTGCAATAGAGGTTCTACCTCTGGCCAATGTTCTGAATATATTGTTCCGCTCATTTATCCTCCTGGCGTGGAGGTTTATCGTTCGGTGGTCTAGCAGCAAGTAACAAAGCTAATATACCAGCTAACATTTCTGAGAATATTTCTCTAGCGCGTTGAGCAACTTCAGCACAACTCCCTATAGCAATTGTCCCATTCATAATTAGCATTAAGCAACCAATACCACCAACAGTTGCCCAAGCTGCTTCTAATAGAACAACAACACCAAACAAATAGAAACACGCTCGCAGTATATTAAACGGCGAGCGCATTTCTCTTACTCTAATGATCCTTTGTTTAGTTGAGGATACAAATTGTCTCCAATCGAAAGAAACGATAGTATCCTCAATAACAAGGATCATTATATTAGTTTAGCCTCTTGCGAGTGACCAAACCTAGACCAATCAATCCAGTTCCAAGCATAGCCATTGTCATTGGTTCTGGAACAACAGAAGCAGAGACATTACCCGAGACTGTTGCAGTAAAACTTTCAAGAGTAGTTCCAACAATGCTTACTGGTGGGAGCACATTCGTCAAACTAAATGCCGCACCAGCTGGAGCACCAAGAGCACTACCAGAGATAAGATCAGAAGCAAGTGCAAGAAGATCAGGCGGAGAACCAATAGCTAGAACAAGTGCAGACCCTACACCAAGTGCAGCATCAGTAAAAGTTCCAGACAAAAGATTAGTGCCAGTATTGTTAGCCAAAGTATTAATGCTGAAGCTTCCACTATAATGTTGCAATGCTCCAGTTCCAACGGGCACAGCAGCATCGGTGCTAGTTGCACTTATGTCAAGAAATGCTGCGCCAGTAACACCACCAAGATTTTGTGCGACGTTTACTGCAACATCAGTTCCAACAATCGTTGTTGCAGTCTGCGTCCCATTAGCAGTTGCAGTAATAGTGTTAACATCACTAGTTTGTGCAAACTGGATAATAGGAGTAGCATTAGCAGCAAGACTAAATGCTGCGCTAGCAATCAACCCAAGAACAAGTTTAAGCACTACACATTCTCCACTTTGTTGGGATTACCTTTGGGCTGGTCTTTGCTGTCCTGTTCCTTGCGCTCCTTGTTGCGTTGCTTGAGGATGTTGAGGTGCGGGCTGTTGTGTTGGGGCAGGGTTATTTTGAGAAGATGACTGCTGATGCTGCTGGGCATCACGGGCACTGTCTGCTGTGCCATGTTCGCCTCTTGCGCCACTACGCTCTTGAATACCAGATTCTGGGCTAGCATTAGCAATCTCCAAAGTTTTCTTTTCTGATCCTGGTTCAGCAGGCTCATTCATCATATCCATGATGGTTTGATTCTGCATTACATCATCAGTTACCAAAGCTGGCACACCTGGAACAAGAACTGCTCCTTCAACGTTAATCAGTCTTTGTGAGTTATTAACAAGTTCTGGCATTGTCGTAACTCCTTAAGTTGTCCTAGCACCAAGTAGTGCCAAAGGATAATAGATCTGAACACCAGCGCTACGCGCGAGGCAATCAGTAACTATTTCCAAGTTGCGTGCTTCTGGAGGCAACTGAGTAAATGGCATTACATATTCATGCACATAGTTATCAGTAGAAGCCTCAACCATTAGACCCCAATCTTTACCGCTTGGTCCTACGCCTTGCAATTCCCAAATACTGGAAACAGTAAGACCAGGGAAATTAGCTTGGAACATAGCCAATGGAGTAATAGGCAAACCTCCTGGCCCTGTCACAAACTTAGACGTAGCAGCAGTATAAGCCTTGGGTGCCAAGTATAGATTGTCTGGTGTATGGATACCATTGTTAGCAGTATTGTATCCATTATACCAAGCAACCAAATTGGCATAGATCAGATCACCAGTGAGTGTTCCCCAATCACCAGTGTTAGGCAATACTTGCTCTGGCACATTAGGATTATTAAACAATCCATATATACCATAAGTAAGATCACCCATAAGCTTAATGGAATTGATCTTAAGCTCGATGGCGCGCCTAGCCATATCCGCTTTACGCTGGTCAAGCGCAACACCAGTGGCTCTACTGGCGCGCAATTCGTTTACATTGTAACCGTAACTGTCACCAATAGTCTTAACAGTAACGGTTTTCGCAGCACCACGAACATCTACGCGCGGTAGATCATCAGCATAGTTAGCAATAACTTTTGCCATACCAACTGAATCATACATACGAATAGTGATCGTTTCCGCCCATTCTGGAACCTCTGTAGAATCAGAGACCAGACGATTGGCATTCATATTGGGGAACAAACGATCGTATGAACGCGCTTTTACATAGTCAAGCTGACGTGCTAGCCAAAGGCCAGCAGTAGGAATATCAGCTACATTGATATCCTCTCGAAAGTGCTGAGAGATAAATCTATCAGCGACTTCCAAATCTCGTGGATCGAATGTTTGATCTAGGGGCATTGGTGCTATTCCTTATACCAGAGGATAGTGCATTTCAACAATTGCAACAGTTGCTGGAGCGCCACCAAGCAAAGCAAAGACACTAGCTACTCCGGAACGAAATACAGCATTCACCAATGCCACATTAGTATTTGTATTATTAACTGCTCCAGTGGCAGCAGAATAAAATACAGGAGCACCATCAGCAACGCCAGTAGCAACATCTACAACGCACCAAACACGACCGCGCGTTAGTATAGATACAGCATCATATTGAGTATAACCACCACGCGAAGCAATTACATGATCGTGTAGTGAAGCACCAATAATCAATGGCGCTGGACCACCAGGAATAATAGTCATTGCTCCTGTTGCAGTCCTACCGCAAATCAAACCAAATCCAATTGGCGCTGCTCCACAAGCCCAACTCTCAACATTATCATCCATACTATCAGCCTTCATACCAGGCATAGCCTGAGCATAAAAGTATGGAGCATTATAAGGAACAGGTCCAGTAATTGTCTGAGACATTTAGTTATCCTTTCCGTGATGGAAGATGTTTCGTTCCACGTCTCTTATCAGCCTTCGCTCAGCATTAAGCAGCATCTTCCTTTTCACCACGAATGCGCCTAAGCATCTTTTCCCTAGCAGTAGCAGAAGCAGGTTTATCATCTGACATTGATCTAACATTATCTAGACGGTGCTTTTGATTGCTTATTTTCTTGTTCTTAAAGTTGGCAATCGTAATATCAAAAGCACTATCTACATAGTCATCAGATTTGCCATCCAACCTTAGATCTGGATTTAGCTTACCGATGATCTTAGTCTTAACAATTCGATCAGTATCAGCTTCATCAAACTTCACTGATTGAGCTTCTGCCATTCCTTCAAGCTCAAGTCTTTCTCTCAATTCGCTCCTGGCGCTGGCTTTAATCGCGTCAATTTGAGAAGCGTGTTTAGCAACATCAGTCTTAAGTGTATCACGCTCTGCTTCTAGAGTATCAAAGCGTTGCTTAAGTTCAATGTGATCATCTTTGATTTTCTTCAAAGCATTCGCTACTTCAGGAGATGCTTGATATTCAATTTCATCAAGCCTAACAGTAACGAGTTTAGTTTCAGACATTTCTACCTCCAATTCAAAAGATGTCGCGTCAGTAGCGTCAAGTCTAAGTCGAGCATTGCCGGCTCGCCCTTTAGATACGGTGGCAAGATGATTATATCTTATTGATCTTTGAACACAATCATATCGCTCGCCGTTATATTCTCCTGGCGTTTCGTCTATATCACATTCATAACCAAGAGACAACTCACGCTTGGTTCCTATAGAATTGACTTTGTGTATTACTACATCCGCGACAACATCTGAATCTTGTCTAGATCCAGGAGACAAAACAGATCCGATTATACCATCAGCATTATCTTTGTTGAGTAGTTTACCTGGATGATTGACAGTAATAGGTATGCCCATCAATGATGCTAGACTATCCTCATGGAATACTTCATCCTCAGGCCTAAATTCTTTTTGTATTTTGCCATCTCGTTTACGATACGCAAAGATGCCTGACCGAGTAACGACAGGTCTATCTTTGATCCATCCCGTCTTAGGATCAGTAACAGCTTTAATCGGAATCATGTCATAACGAACGGTCATTACGCATCTTCCATTTCTTCTTCAAGTAGACTAGCACTAACGTCTAACGATTCAGGCAATACTGGTTCTGCCCAACAACGACATTGATAATCTTCACCTGGTTCATTACCATCCGTTTCTCCTGGCGGAGAACCCCATTGAAACGTCTGACCATCAACCATATCATGTTCATCTCTAACACGTTCGTCGCCAACTGTCCTCCAAATATAACTCTCTACACCTACATCTGTTTGACGTTCTCTTGTTAGTCTACCATTCAATTTAGCCACTTGATCTCTAGCTATGAGATTGACTCTACTATCCGTTACATCCATTCTCTCATCTAGTATATCGTATAGTTCATCTGTCATATCTTGTTGTGATTTACCCGACAATAATGTATCTCTCGTTAGATCGGCTATTTGTCTCATTGCCTTTTCAGGAATATCTTTAATGAGTGCTGCATTATCCTTTGCCCAATTTCTCATTAGTGGTAGATACGTTGATGGATCCTCTCTTGTTGGATTAACTCCATATTGTGAGCGTATCAATTTCTTCCATTCATCTTTATTATGTTCATTTATCTTAGCTCCATAACTAATCATTTGTTTCGTTACATACTGCTGTGGGCCAACCATATCTTCAGCTATCTTTTGGAAAGCATCATATAGTTCATCTTGCCAAGCATCATGTCTATATGAGCCTTGCGTTACTTCGCCAGTAGGTAGCGCATGTATATTGGATGTTTCCTTTGTTATACTTGGAATAATAGGAACAATATGATGTTTAATAGATTTGCGTTGTTCGTTATTCATCCACCGTAGTTGCCGCCTATAGATTGCCTCTATGTGTATAGGGTATTTCATAGGCGTCATCTTTTTACGTTTCTTGGGCATTATATTCTACCCATTAACGCCAATATAACAACCACTAATAGAATAACAAATATCAAACCTCCACCGTAACCATAAGCTGGTGTATACCAAGGTTGCCGATATCCCCAGCTACCACCAAAGGCAAATACAATTAATACAACAATAAGTATAACAACAAGAATATTCATGTTTCAGTTACTCCTGGCGCTGCGCCTCTATTGGCAATAGCGCGAGGTTGTTTGCCAGGCACGTCCATTAATGTAGTATCCACACCTTCAGCGTAACTAAGATCAGTCTCAGGAAACACAGGCAACTCTTCTGAGAAGTCAAAGTCACTAAATTTATTTACAATGATCTTACGAATTTCTTCTGGTGCCAGTATCTCATTATTCATTAGCGTTACTAGAGCATTTACAGTATTAGCTGTTGCTTGAGATTCAGCTTGCTCTGTCTGCGCTTTCTCTAGATCAGTTGGTATCCATAGCGGATTAAATTCAATTTTCCAATCTTCAGGCGCTTTACCTTTTAGTGATTTTTGAACCCATAGTATTGATGTTAGTTTCTCTAATGCTGGTTTAGCATTTACACTTTGTATATGACCTACCATTCCATAGTATGCTTCTAAGTCACCAGATCCAGTATTATTGAGTCCAGTAGTTGATTTACCGAATAGTATTGTTACAGGTAAACTACTTGATGCTGATAGTGCGTTCTGATACTCTACTATCATAGCTTGAATGCCATCCATACCAGCAGTCAAGATATTATAGTCATCTTCTCCATCTACTACAATTGAATTTAGATTGGATCTAACTAGATCAACTAGATTGATTCGTTTTGCTACAAGAGCATCATCGCCTTGGGCAAACATATTGCCCAATCCTTGCATCTTATATATACCTTGTTGTTTTCTTTCAAGTAACCTTAGTGACCATTCTAATCCTTGATCATAACGAACCAAATCTTTGTAACAAGCTTCTAGATTAGAGCGACCAGCCCAATATACTCTGTTATACCATACAAGACCAGTAGGTAATGGATCACCACCAACTGGTATTAGTCTTGATTCATGAACAAGTATTGCAGGAGCATTGTAAGGTATCAATTCATAGTATTCAACTTTACCAAATGTAGTTGGATCTGTATCATCTAAGTAATATCTGTCTGTGCCTCTAATACAATTCAAATCATATACGCGTAAATCCTCAACTGTATCAAGCGTATCTAGATTCAATGGATCTGTTAGTTCACCTCCATCTTTAGCAAGAACAAGTATAACAGCAGCACCATATAGACGCATCCATTTAATAGCTTCAGCCATTTTCGTTAATACAGACAAACGATCATATTCAGCTAGTATTAGATCATCTTCGTCACCTTCAATCTCTAATCCTCTTTGAAAGGCATCATCCGCTGGCCTATCTACTATCTTTTGTGCTAGACCATTAGAGATATAGAGATTAGTCAAATCATAAGTTGAACGAACACGAGCGTAACTTGATTGATATGTAGCTGTGGAGCGATCTAGACCAGGCGTGTTTAATCCACTCAATACATTCATGAATCCGTCATATCGCATATCTTTACGGATTTCATTCATTCAGCTAATGCTTTCCAACGATCATAATTACTAGTTGAACTTATACATTCAAGAAAAGCGCCACTACTGGCGTCCACGTAGTCATCGTGATCGCCTTCAGGAAACACAGCCATTTCTTTCAAATAATCTTTGTTCCAAAATCCTTCTACAATATCAACGTTACCTGCTTGCCATTGAGCAGATAATGGTTCTGCTCTCGTTTCTTTCGGCCCTGTCTCCCTTATTGCTTTTACTTTGAATCCAGACAATAGATTAATCAAGCTAGCAGCTTGATCTTTTCCGGCTTGTCCTGGATCTTGCGGAATAACAGTTGTAACTCGTTGGTAATTAACTCTGTCTTGCTCAGCAATACTAAGCAAAGTGTCCCTAATAATATTTGCATTACGGCGTATATTAATAGCATCGGCAATAACAAAACGCCCATTAGAACGTCTACCCATAAGTATAGATGCTGTGGCACTAGGCGAAGGATTCAATTCACTAGGCTCAGTAGCTGCTAAATCCCATCGGCGCACCCAATTACTTACATCTGTAGGTATAGCTGAAATCGTTCTAATAGCTGTTTGTGGAAAATACGATCCGGCTGAAGGACGAATTTTCCAATTGCCAGCAAGCAATCTTTCACGCTCAACTCTATTGAGCATCATAAGATTAGCTTTGTATTCTGGATCATTTTGTTCTAGAATTAAATTGTCTGACAACGTAGCAGGAACGAACGTAAATGATTTAGGTATCATACCAGGGTATCTTTGTGCTAAATCCTGGCGTGAATGTCCCCAAATCATATGATCATCAGCGCGAATGAACCAACGTATAATGCCTGATCGTTCCGGTATTGGATAACCAGTATCTTGGTCAATATACCAAGAAACCATATTTGCTACCCAACTATCAGCGTCTGGATTACAAGTCGCTCTAACGTATGGTCTAACTCCACACATAGAACGATTACGAGACAGCATATACCAAAATTGTTTCTCAGTGAAGTGCGTTAGTTCATCGTAACCAATTAATGGTATTTGACTGCCTTGCCAATCACCAACATCCGCTTCATTATGAAGGTGACTAAACGTTATTGTAGAGCCGGAAGGAAAATTCCACATGCGCTGTGGTGATAGTTTAGGCATACCATCAACACGCATGTATATTTGGAAACTAGTGTCGAACAACCCTCCTTCAGATGTTATTTGAATGGCCTCACGACGAAAGATAACTGATCCGAAATCAGGATTATCTATGTGTCGTAAAGGCTCAAGTAACAGAGCATATGTTTTGCCCCCGCCAGCAGCACCTCCATATATAGCAATGTCTGCACTAGTAGCAAGAAACGTTTCTTGTGGTCCTTTCTGTGGCCCTATATCGTTATTGCTGTCCCACCCATCCCACATGATCTATGTTTCCACATCTATAACGTTAGTGGGAACATTAGATCTGTTATTATCCGGTATATACACTTTGACTCTACTGGCACTTTGATTCGCTCCAGTATCGTCTGAAATATATACGTGTTGTCGGGGCTTACCAAAAGCCCTGTTCAATACAAGCTCAATTAATTTGATCCTTTCGCCATGTGGTAGCTCAGGATCAGCAAACATAGAGTCGATATGATTTAGCACTGTAGGCACGCGTTGCCTACACTCTGTCATAAGTTCACGCAAAGTATAAATGCGTGCTAGCTCAGTATGAGGCTCGAAACCATCTGGCAATTCGTTCTATCCGCAGAATGAACTATCTAACTCTTTTATCGTAACGTCGTCTAGTAACGATCGCGCGAGCTATCCTTTTTTATTACTTACATCTTTTGGCACAAACAAATCTTTGAACCAATCTAATATACCAAGTCTATCTTCAAATAATAATAGTTGTTCGAGTCTAACTTTACTGTATGGAACACTTAACCATGTGTTCCAGTTACTGCAACGCAATATTGAATAGTTGAGAAATTCGTTACTGTCACGATCTACAATCCCTAAGAACAAATAACAAAATCCACCTGATCGTTGCCATTTAGCCATCCAAGCAGCTTGTTCTTTAGTGAATGTATTTATTGATACTGTTGTAGATTGAAGTTTGTGTTGTATTATCTTAAGTTCAAACCAAATGATACGCGAGTTGTTTATTTGCACGCCTCTATCTGGCCAGCCTGCCGTGCGATTATTTGGAACCCATATTTGATATTCTCTAAATGTTTCAGTGAAATCATTTGCCAAATCTCTTTCAAGCATTACTCCTGGGCTCCTATTTCAGCTATATCGTTACGATCTAAAAGTAACTAGTAAAGTAAGTAACTAGTAAATCGGTACTTGTATCGTTATACGTTTTAAAAAAAAAAATCCGTTCTAGAAATTCCCATTACTTTTCCTCCTTTTATAGTTACTTCGGTTACTTTGGAACAATAACGAATTTTTTTCTTTAATAATAACGGATTAATCTATATCAATTAAAGTAACCGAAACTAAATTCACTTGGTTACTTCTAAGTTTACTTTAAACCACATTCTTGCTTTCATTTGATTGCTACCTGGAATATGATGCACCTTACCGTCACTTTCATATCCGAATTTGACTAAAGCACGACCCAGCAGTCTAGAATGTTTCATCGCAATATGTTTCGGCATTTGATATTTATCATACATAAAATTATAAACTCTATCCAAATAAATACCTTCAACATCTGCTATCTCTTGATAATTATCTTCATTCAAATAATCGTTGATTACTTGATACTCAAATGTTTCATCAGTAGTATCTCTCTTTGCCGTTTCATCCTTTTGTAGTAATATTTCTTCTTGTGAAAAGAATTTATTATTACCGTTGCGATACATATGAATTGCTTGAGATAATATCTGTGGATACTCTTTTTGAAATAATTCCCAATTAACAAACGTTCCTTCTGGCATCGTAAGATTAATGGGTGCTGCTCTAGTCTCGCCAGTAGGATCACGTAAGAATTTTGCATCGTTTGTAGTAACGATATAAATTGATCTTTTTGGATGATCAACTACTGGTTTATACAAATCTCTAAAAGTGCATTTTCTTTCTGTAGTTATTCTTTTCCAAACATTTTGATCTACTTTGGGCAAATTGCCCAATTCTGGTAATTCAACAGACGCTCTATCATATGTAGTTCTATAGAATTCAACTTCATTATGATTGGCTAGATTTAATGATGTGCTTACATACCAATTTTCTGGAACAATACTTTCACAAAGTTTTGTTTTACCTATTGCTTGCGCTCCTTGTATAGCAAACCAATATCGTATTTGACAACCAGGCTCGAAACATCTATTGACCAAAGTTAGCATAAATACTCTAGCCCAAGCGTATGTCCATTCGTTAGGTTCGGCCCAGAAATGTTTTACTACCCAGCAATTTTCTCCATTATAACGATCTATGCCATCCCATAATCCTTCTGCGCTCTCCATCCATCTTTGATAAAAATCAACTTGATTACGCTTAGCAACTATTTCTACTGCATCATCTAAAGCACTAAAATGAATTTCATTTGGAAATAAACGACTATCAACACCCAATATAGTTTTTAATCTTGTTTGATTTACTGTTGATCCTGTATATCTATGATATTGATCTATTTTATCAGTGCCCACCAATGGTAATTCAAATGGTTTCTCTAATTCATCCCAATCGATTTGTGAGAAATATACTTTGTGGGAAATAGTATCGTATACAAATTTGATTCGTTTCGCTCCTAGCAACACCCTCTCTAACACGCCAGGAGTAGCGACCAATTGACCATTTTTCATAGGTAATGATTCTATATCAGCATCAGTAAATTTATTCAAATGTTCTTTGACTTGACTTTTTTCAATTTCCTCCAATTTGCGTTTGATTTTATCTTTAAGATCTGTTTTTGACTTAGGAAATATTTGATTAATTTCTTCAATAATACGATCAAATTGATATCCGTCTAGCCCTCGTAATTCCCATATCCATTTAAAAAATTGTTGATTACGGAATAGTTTCAATCTCTTTTCATTATGATCATCCTCCTTTTGTATTTCATCTATAAAATGTTCTATATCATTAAGTATTTCAAATACTCTATTTTGATCAGACATTATTGTTCCCCTCCCTTTCTTGATCTTCTAAAGCAAAAATAGCACGCATTTCATCAGGTGTTATATAGTTTTCCATTTTTATAGTCATCATCCATAATTTATCATAGATTTTCATTATTTCATCGCCCAATTTAACAGTATAAGAAACATTCAATTTATTGGCTATTGGAACAAGTTTCGAACAAATATCTTTTATTTCTTCCATTGTTTCTTTGGCCTCTTGCGGTGACATTCTTTTCTTAGAACTCATCATTGCCCTCCATTGCTCTTTGTTTACCGCGCTTTATTCCATCAAGTATAGTTCGCAAGTCATTCTTAGCATTACCACCCCAGTAGTATGCGCAATTATCCATTAAATCTTCAACAACAATATCCTCATCCAACACTTCTTGCCATATCAATTTGCCCATAAATACTGCTACTTTAAATAATGCTGGATGTCGTTCTGTTTCTTTATATTCCCACAATATTCTACTATCAATATGTTTAGGAACTGGTCTAGGATTACGCAGAAATGCTTCCGCTTGTTTCTTAGTATATTTGCGTTCTTGGCTATTACTTCCTCCATAAGGTAATACATCAACTATTTCTGTATATATCTGTTCTCCCGGTATCCAAGCAATTCGTTCTTTACAAGGATCATTCATATCTACAAAAGTTGGTCTTGCTACATATATAGGCTGTATTGGATGAAATAACGCAGGATCGACAATCTTATCAAAATATTTCTTAAGAGTCAAGCATGACACTTTCATACTATTCCATAAGAATAGTCTGATCCTTATGCCTTCTTTTATCATATAACTAGCAGATGGAATAGCGAAAGCCTGGACGTTATCAAGCCCGAGCGCCAGGAGAACGTTCTTTGTATCTAACTTTAAATTACCAGTCGATTGTCCATAACCATCAATATCTAATGCATACCAATTTTGTTCTTGTTCAATAATGGTTGCTGGATCGCCGGTTTTCTTATCATCATAAAACAATCTACGTTGCTTATTGATACTATCGTCTTTAGCAATCCCTCTGATTAGACAGCTTTGCGGTCTGCCCAGAAGAAACGACACTAATTGACATAGATCATCTAAGCATTCAATTTCTTTATTGAAGAATTTGTAATAAAACGCATTATCATAAGGTATAGAATGACCGTTTTTATATATTGTTTTATTGAGCTTTTTGCCATTTAATGCTCTTGCTATAGTAACGATATTTCTATTTAGAACACTACTAGACGTTTCTTCCGTTTCGCTATATATAGTATATACCATTTAGTTTTCCTCCCCCAGATGATGACTGAATGGCTTTCGGGAAACTAGAAGGTCAGGAGTAAATTACAATTACTTCTGACCTTCTTTCTTTAATCGAACGGTAATAGTAGCGGGATCGCGAGCGGGAGTCTAGCCTAAAGCTTTACTGTTATGATCAGATCGACAGACAAACGAATATCGATTATTGATAAATTGAATTTCCTCTGGTGCATATGCTTGATCGCGCATCTAAAAGAGCACGGCCAGAAGGTGTCGTGGTATAATATTGAAACTGAGTTTGGTAAAGAAACCAATCAGAAATTCAATTTCTATAGAGAAATAGCGATGGATTACGGATATGTGGCGCCAGATAGCCATACACTAACACCTAAAGCGTTGCGCGTAGTGGCTAACTGGCGCCAATTTAGAGATAAGATTATGGATATATGATCGTTACTTAGCAGAATTCAGAAGATTGACAATGTTATCAATTTCTGATTCCGCATCCTCCAAGTAATTCATCGTTTCTTCAACAGACTCTTTATGTTCATCATCAACATCTTCTAAGTCTGCATCTAATTCTGCTTTTAGCATAAATATGCTGCTTTGTGTATTATGTAATTCAGCAATCAATTTATCAATTAACTCTATTTGTTCTGATGATAGTGGCATTTTATTTTCCCTCTAGACTTAGGCGCGGATCGCGCTTATAGTTCGTTTCGTCTAAAAACCATATGTTTATTAGACGAGAAGTGATTGGGCCGGACACTCATACATTTCTCATTATGCATCTCCTACTAACAATTGACCCTGCTAGTATTCACTAGCAGGGTCAATTGTTTATTGTTATTCTGTTATTGTTTCTGCTTCAACTTCCGCTTCTGCTGGCGGTTGTTCGACCTTATTAGACTTGCGCATCTTTCTAGTTGAGGCTAGATTGACGAACCAGAAATTAGGATTAGGCGAACCATCATCCAACAATTCCGGCTGGTCCTCATGGTATATACCAATGAAACCGTGTAGCAAGTCCCAATCCCAATGGTGAAGCTTAGGACCAGAGAACTCTGCGCCAGTTCCTTCTGACCTAAGTGTCTTGTCGTAAGCCTTGCGCAAGTATTCACGGTAAGTCATACCATCTTCATACAAGTTGAAAGCATGGTATCCGTGACTACCAATTTGACGTGGATTGCCTTCCACCAACTTGCGTATGCGCAAATTGTCAGGATACTTAACTTCACCAGGCGCTGCATTAGGACTATTGGCCGCTGGCCGGCCTTTCCGGCCAGGAGTTCTGGCCACAGTATCAGGCTTGCGATTCATACGGAAGTATAAATCAGCACCAACTTCTGTAAGATAAACACCAGTCAAGCTCTTGGTTTCTTCATCAATAACGGCGTTGAACACACCACGATTGATGAGGTTCTTAGCCATACTTGGATAGAACCAAGGCTTGATGTCAGGATGGAGTTGATCCATATTGACAACCTTTGTTACTGGATCCTTTTCGGCAATATACTCAGTCAAAAAGTATCCAACAACCTTGCGCTCATCTGGGCTCATCTTACGTGGGCCAGAAGCACGCTTGGCTCTAGCGACACGATCTTCAGCCTCAGCCTCCTCCTTTGCCTTATGCTCTTCAGCAGTCATTTGTCCTTCAACTGCTGGGTAGGTTTCACCTTGCGGTTGACCTTCACCAATGTCGATTTCTGTGCTTTCGTTAGGTTGAACTTGGGCACCAAAGTTAACATCGGGGCCAGGAGGTAGGTTCTGATTCTCTGGCAAGTTAGGCACATGTTGAACTCCAGACATACTTCTGTTCCTTTTGCGACTCATTATCGCATCTCCTATGAAACATGTCAAAGATCATTGAGCCGGACTGAGATCAGACTTCTGACCTCACGATAAGTCTAGCCTACATCGGCGCTATCGTCTACCTCTTACAATTCTGAATCCGCTTACGGAATAGTATTGGTATATTTATAACAATAGATGATCATATATACTGAGTGTCGTATCTACTAACAGATATACGCTCTATATCTGTTTGGGAATAGCGCGTATATACGATCGTATATTAAGTTGTTTGTCCTAGGTTCCTATAATCCTAGAATCCTAGGATTCTTACTCCCTAGTATCCTAGGATACTAGCTTCCTAGGTTCCTAGGATAAGGGCAGAACGTTACGGGAACTGAACAAGAACAAACCGCGCTGATTTCCCGGCCAGTAGGGTAGCCCTGCCCATCTAGCCAACCGGTCTGCAAACGCCTTGCAGCCGCCCTGCAGAGCAGGCTTAAGCCTATGCCTTGCAGCCCAGCAGCACCTGGCAAACATATCTGTCGTCTAAAAAATAAGATTACGTCTTTTTGAAAAGACTTTACCCAGAATTTGTTTTAGGCCAATATCACCATGGGTTCGGAAACGAACCCGCCTGGGGCCGCCTATCGGACCCGGAACGATCTTTGAAAAGGGAATCAGGGCTTTAGCGCCATCTCGGATCGCTCTTAGGAGCGATCTAGAGGGGTGCGCCTAGCGGCTTGCAGGGGCTTCCACAGCCTCCTGGAGCTGTCTCAGGGGCGGTTATCTAGGGATTAACGAACGCCGGTCATTCCGGCCGAAATCGGACGGTCCTACTCATACGCGGAGTAGACGAACGGGGATTTTTCGCATAACCGCTAAAGCCAGGGCTTCCCGCCATCTTTGACAATAAAATATCGCTATCGGAAGAATACTCTAGTGGTTTGCTCGTGCGAGAGCACTGCCTGTAAGGCCGAATCCACTCCAGTTCTTTACGCGGTATTTGTTCATCAAGTAAGGGATTTAGTGGGCGAGTTGTCTGCTCAATACGATAACGTATCGGCAGGTAGCTAGCGTTGGATGACCGTTCATTAAATCTTATCCATTGTTCCTTTCTAGGACTATTTGGCGCGCGTTGCTCTCAAAGCGGGATAGCGCGCCAGTAGTAATGCGGCCTACTAGCAAATGCTAGCCAGATGACTGGGCCTCAAAATGAGGTTAGTTGGTCTCAAGCCCAAATAAACGCAGAGAGCAAAACCTAGAAAGGTATCTAACTATGTCAAAGCTAACTTCTGCTCAGCTTAAGTCTTATCTGAACTCTTCTTCAGCCAAGACTTTCGTGAAGCCTGTATTCTATCTCTATGTGATTGAGAACGTAAAGACAGGTTGGAAGTATGTTACCGTCCGACAGAATATGTCGGGTGAGGCATTTATGCGTATCGTTGCTGCCGATGCTTTCGATGATGCCCAGCGCATTCCTTTGCTCTGGTCCGTTCGCAAGTTCGGCATCAACGCTCACGAGATTAAGCGGATTGCCGCCTATACTACTCGTGAAGAGGCACGCGTTGTGATGGCTAAGATGATTGAGGGATACGCTGTTAAGGAAATGTCCCTTAACGGTGGCCGCCCTCGCATCGGTGCATCTGCTGATTTCTACTGGAAGTCAGAAAAGGAAATCGCGGCTGAGAAGCGTGTGAAGTCCACTTCTACTAAGACTGCTAAGAAGCAGAAGGCTGAGGTAACAGCCTCTGCCTAATACTACAGCGCCAGGAGTTAAATACTTCTGGCGCTGTTCCGTATAGCGATGTGTGTCGCTACTGATGATCCCTAAAGGGTGAAACGGTGTATCTAGAAAGGAATGGAACAATGAAACTAACTAACGATGAAATCAAGATGTGCTTTGCTCAAATCAAAAGCCATACCGAAGCACTAAAGAATTGTATTGCTACGGCAGTAGAGTTAGATGAATTCGATAGGGCAATAGCGATAACTAAAGAATTGCGTGAATACCAAGTGCTGTTCTCCAAGTTGAACGGATATATGCAGTGCCGCAATCTTAACAAGTAATGCAGAGTGCTCCTGGCCAGCGCCAGGAGTAATGCGCCATATATACGAAAGTATGTATGCTGGTCACAAGTCCAGATATTGCGTGTTAGCATCTAGAAAGGAATGGAACGATGGAAAAGTTGATCAAATGGACTATACCCATGTTGCTGATTGGAAATATGGCATCAGCCGCAGTAATTGAGTCTGATGCATCTATAACCAAAGAACTACACGACACTAAATTGCTTAATGCATTAGTATCTGTTGTGAAGGCTAGTGGTTATCGTTGCGGATCCATAAGTGGTGCTATGCCTTTTCTCTTTTCAAAAGGGATAAGATTGACATGTAATCATAATGATTACGTTTACAATATATCCGACAAGGGTGGGCGTTTGATTGTGGAGTTAGAGTGATATGGGAAACAAACTGCTTGATCCTAACTGGGGTGATGACTCCAAGTCATATACTCCGGAAGAATTGGCAGAACATAAAGCTAAGTTCAAACGTCGTGATCGCATGATTATATTGATTGTGATAGTATTGGGCTTAGTGTTTGCTGCTGTAGTAAATCAGCTTGCTTATTATGCTTACCCTCATAGAGATTGTAAGCAAATCGGCGAGCATACTTGTGTAGATGCAGAGGGGCGCCAGTAGTAATACTGGCGTTAATGCGCCAATGTCTGGTCCCAAGTCCAGAAAGCAAAAGCATAGGGCATATCTAGAAAGGAATGGAACGATGGGATACGTATACGCGATGGGGCATTGTTATTGCTGCAAGGCAATATTTTGCTTCAATCCGCACAAAGTGCCTTCAATCTCTACAGAAACCGGCAAAGAACCAATTTGCCTAAACTGTATGATGATTGTCAACGCCAAACGTGAAGCAAATGGCGTGCCGGCATTTTCTATCAATGAAGATGCCTATGAGGCATTGCCGGAAGATGAGCTATAGCACAGGCTAACGTAATGGGCGCCAGTAGTAATGCTGGTGGCCTATTACGCCAGCGATAGTGCTGGACTATCTAGAAAGGAATGGAACGATGGAATGTAACTGTGGCTCTGGTGAAGAGCAAGAACTTCACTATGACGCTCGTGGTATACCTCTTTGTTATGCCTGTAGTGTTTGTTGGCCAAAGAAGAGCAAAACATATCGCCCAGATGTATTAACAGATCCAAACTATTGGCATGATGAGCCGATAGATGAGGAGTGTTAATCATGAGTCTATGGTATTGTTCTGACTGCGCAATAAGCTATGCTCCTGATCCTAATTGTCCACTCTGTAACAAGTTTGGAGAATGGATGAAGGTAGATTGGCTAAAGGATGAACTTGATGACCAAGTGGATAATGATTTGTCTGATACTCGTGACGACATCGGCAAATGCTGAAACCAAGATCACCAAGGATACTATGGGATATACTCATTATTCTGGTGATGTCTCTGGGAAGTCTAGTAACGATAGTATGGGCTATCGTCATTATGACTTTCATAGTAACGGGAATACACAGCATTGTCGCTCTAGCAGAGTTGGCAATTCGGTGAACTTCAGGTGTTACTAAGATGAGACGCTTAGTCAACTTTGCCGTGCTTATACTATTGGGCTTGTTGGTAGTGGCTATGGTCATTATGGACACGCCTTATAGAACTTGCTGGCCATCAGCAGTAGGCCAAGAGTGTTACGATAGGAAATGAGCGACTGGACTAGACTACAAATAGGTATAATCAGTATCCTATTGCTGATTATACTTTATGCTATATTGTGACTAATGCTCCTGGCGTGAAAGCGCCAGGAGCAGCCAACCTGATATCGGAATGTGTTATTCCGGCTGATGATTCCTAAAGGATGAAATCAGGTCAAATCTAGAAAGGAATGGAACAATGGCGATGAACAAATATATGTATGAAATGGTATCCGCAGATGTAGATGACAATCTTGTTACTACAAAAGGAATCATTGCTGCATCGGGATATGTAGATGCTTGCTCTGAATCCCAGAAGGATAGTTTCCTCAAAGTAACGCAAGGTAAAGCTGTATTTGGTTCTCCTGGCGTTGGTTGTAACGGTCCTTATACTGTGGTGTCATTTAAGTTGTTCATGCTAGCATATGGCGATCAAAATGTCTGATATGTATATACCATTCGCGATGATTAGTATAATCGTTGTAGTTCTGCTAGTCCTTTGTATAATGAGATAGGAAACTACAATGTTTGATAGTAAAGATAAAATCGTTATGCTTATCATAGCGATTTGTTGTAGTCTATTTATTTGGTTTTGGTTATACGTCTTGTTCATAGTCACATAACGCAGAGGGCACCAGTAGTAATACTGGTGTAATGCGACCACATAGTGTGCCGGTCCCCAGTCCGGATATAACGCATGGATCTAGAAAGGAATGGAACAATGGGAACTGATATCAATATTGTCGATGCAGCAGAAGCTATACTCAAAAATACTGGGTGTCGAATAACATCGTTTCTTGCTAGTGGGCAAACTCAACTTGTCGTTAAACGTGGCAAAATGAGTATATCCCCAAGCTTCTTAAGTATTCGTGAGTTGTGTGACTGGGTTGTAACTCACGCCCAGGAGCTGCAAGATGGCAATTGTTGAGTTCAAACCCAGAAGGTATAAGAGATTGATAACAACACCAATCGTCTATCATAACAAAGACGAAAAGCCAAAGAAATGGCAAGGAAACGATGATGTATTCTTGCATATGAACCAAGTTAGAGTTGGCCTTGAACTTTTGTATTGGGGCCGACTCGATCACGGTTCTGTTTGGCAGGTGGTAGAGATCAAAACTTATACCAAGAATGGTCGTGCTATCAAGGTTAATAATGTTCAAACTCCACGCGATAATATTGTATTGCTTAGGATGGGCACTAACGAAACTCATCAAATAAGCTTTACATATATGTCGTATAGTGCAATATGGAGGCTAAGGTAGCATGGCAAAGAAGCCAAAAGAGACTACTGCTAACATAGTCAAAAAGTTGGAGAGTAGAATCAGAAGGCTTGAGAAACGAATACAAGAATTGGAGCGCAAAGTTGATCATGTCTATGAGATTGATGCGCCTCAAATAAATGATGGTAACGATACTCGATTGAATCGCCATCATCCGTAACATTGATGAATGGGCGCCAGGAGCATTCTTCTGGCCGCCTATTCACCAGCGTTACACAGTGTAGCGTCTGGATCTAGAAAGGAATGGAACAATGGCAGATGAACCATTATTGTGCTCTATATGCCACAAGCCTATAGAAGTCACAACTTATGGTTGGGCAGATGGCAATAATGCCGAGCCTATCAATAGTGGTAGATGTTGTAACCACTGTGATAAAACTGTAGTGATACCTGCTCGTATCCAAATGATAATCAACTCTAAGAAGGGTGAGTGATATGGCAAAAGAACCAACACAATTCACCTTGATTGTTGAGGGTAAGACTACAGATATCACCAAGCCTACTCCTATTGACTTGGAGATGAATAATCTTAGATGGGATGGCAATAGTCCACCAGATATAGTTGTAATGCCTGGTGGGCTGATGCTTGTAAAAGTTGGACGATATATAAGTGAAGGTAACAGATATGCTTATCGTATGGCTGATGTTGCCTATCTATCCAACGGTAGACTTGAGAAGTATGTTTAAGTGAAGAACAAGGATACAGTTGGTTACGTGTTAGAATTGTTGAAGGGCATACCTCCAGAAACTAAACTACTCAATATAGAGATAGAAGAAACTGAGTTTATATTCTCAGTTGACAGTTCTGGAGTAGCAAGAAAAGTGGTTACCAAAAGAACTAAATGGTTATCCATTAACTTGCGATTGGATATGCAGTCTTGATGAATGGAGCGCCAGGAGTAATCCTGGTTGCTCTATTCACCAGCACTGCGCTGGATCCTAGCCCTAGCTGTAAATATGTCAAGCTCTGGTGGAAGCCAGGGAAAGATAGCAGAGCCGGAATTGTGACATTCTCTGCTATCACACTAGGATACCAAATGTATCTAGAAAGGAATGGAACAATGGCAAGATACTTAGATGTGGATGCGAACAAGTTGGACACTGTAAATGTTGGTCCAGCATTGTTTCGCGAACTCGTCATAGCAGGTATGGTTTCTTCTGGCCCAGGCGTTATAGTTAAATATATGCCAACGCCAGGAGAGGTTGACACTATAGCAGATATGTTGCTGGATGCTGTAACGAATGGTCGAGTGATTGATTTTGGTCATTGGCCTAATGACCTAATCAAAAGCAGAAGTGGTAGAGCTAGTGAACTATATCACCAAAACGCTCTTGGCCATCCGTTTATGTCTCCATGGATATTTACTCATACTTGGAGCGATCCAGTATTAGATAGCAAACTCGCAATAACTGATGAGCAACCGAATAGATCATCATACTATTTGGTGCATCCTTTGCTTGAAGCTGATAAAGCCATAGGTTGCGATTTTGAGATCACTGCTATAGAACCAATGATCATCAATGATAAAAAGATACTTTGTATCGGTGATAGAGCATTACTGCTTGTTCAAGATAAGCCTAAAAATGCTAAGTATGCAATACAATGCATCCCTAATCATTTTCGTCTCCCTATTGAATATTGGAACGATTATGCTAGGGCAATAGGGCGGCCAGAAGGTCCAGATGGCGCTTTGCAAGATGCTGGCGCTAACGTTATTGAACCTATAATGATTGCTCTATTGATACTAAACACCAGAGGCATACCGCAAGAAACAATTCGTGCTTCTGATAAACTACAAAAAGCACGAGCCAAGAATAAGAAACCACCAATACCTGACTACAGAAAGATTGATTCTAGGCCATATGTAACGGCAATAATGAGTCACGCTACTGGCGCCAGGAGAGAACATCAAGGTGGTCATCACGCTAGTCCAATTCCGCATATTAGAATTGGTCACTGGCGTAACTATAAGACTGGCGAACGCACTTTCATCAACGATACTCTAGTAAAAGCATCCGATGAAATGCGTGCTATGTTTAAGTCCAATCGTGCTATGTATAGTGTTAAAGAGTAAAGAGTAAGGAACAATGGAATGAAAGAAACGCAACGTGTGCCGTTTCGTTTAATACAATGTCCACATTGTGGAATACTATTATGTTGGGTTAATCCTAGATTGCCCAATTATTGTCCTGAATGTAGTAAATATATATTTGATACTGTAAAATCTAATATAATACAGAATTATGATGCCTGGTTATCATACGATAGATAGCCTCTTTACTAGCGCGAGAAATCGCGCTAGACTTTTCTTCGCTTGCCTAAGCAAGCATATCGGAAAGGAAATCAAATGGAAGTAAAAGAGGAACGGTTAAAACAAGCGATACAATTAGCAGAGAAAATGAGAGAGTTAAATGAAAGCATAAACCGATTAAAGCGACAACTAAAGTTTTATGAAGAACAATTCAATCTAATATCAGAATCAGATCTACCAGACCTAATGATCAATATAGGTCTGTCATCATTCAGATTATCCGATGGAACTACATTATCAATAGCACCAGTATTTAAGATCAGCATCGCTAAAGATAAAATGGAAAGTGCCTATCAATGGTTAGTCCACCATCATCACGACGGAATGGTAAAGACTAGAATATTATTGCCTACTGGCGTGGATAACGATACACTTAAACAAATCATATTGTTTGCTCGTAACCATATCAAAGGAGATGTAGAGACAGAAAGAACAATACATCATTCAACACTAGGAGCATGGGGCCGCGAAATGGAAAGAGAAAGCATGGTAATTCCTGAGGATATCTTCTCAGTCTACCGCAGTCAAAAGACAATCATAGAGTCATAGGAGTAACGAAATGGCCAAGCGTGTATATCGTCAAGATAGCGTAACCGAGCAAGTCCCTGCTACACTTAGCCCAGAAGAACAAGAACTTATTAGACTATCAGAACTTAATTCTAAATTTGATAGAAGTGAACTTGTAGTCCCCAGAGTTAAGATACTACAGACTGGTTCTCCTGAAGCGCAAGAGGACAGCAACCAGTATATACCAGGCGCTAAGTCTGGTATGTTCTATAATACTGCGAATGGTAAGGTTACCTCTGGCCAGGAGGGGATGATTTGCTGTATTGTAGGACATCAGAAACTAACGATTGAGTGGTTGCCGCGAACTACTGGTGGTGGACTAGTAAAGATTTGGGGGATGGACGATGGATGGAAAGCATTGTGCGAACCAGATCAGCGTGATGTATTCAATCCAGTAACGAAAGATGGTCATATTATAGATAAGCAAAGATCATTTCTTATATTCGACATCGATACTAAAACTGGTGATGCTGAGCCTACCTTTTTCAATATGTCTCGCACTGCTATTCCGCGAGCCAATCGCCTTTCTAGTATGCTTACTCAAACTAGAATGAAGATGAGCGACGGGAGAATCATTACTCCACCATATTATTATTATCTATACAAATGCACTCTAGACCGCATCTCTAACGAAAAGGGCAATTGGTGGTTGCCTAAGTTTGAAAAATATGGAGATGATAATGCGAAACATATAAGTGTATTTGATATTCCGAACGGTAAAGAAATATATGAAAAGGCTAAGTTGTTCCAATCACAATTCTTGGAAGGAACGATCCAACAAGAATCATATGAACAGCCTAGCGATTCAAATAACAATAACGATATTGATGGTGATGCAGTAACGTTCTAATTGAGTAGAGGTTCTGAGCGGTCTCACACATGACGGGCGCACATGGCGACATGGCTATTCTCTTTAACATAGATGACCTCATATGGTTCAGCATCTTTGTATAGGCAAACTCTGCTCAGGTAAAATAGGGTGAGTAAGAATAGCCGCGCCCACAAATAAAGGAATAGGAAATGGAAATGACAACGCCAATGAATTATACTGAAATTGCTCGTGAAATATTGAACAAATTGGAAAGGATGGAAACGCTTCAAGTAAAGATGGCCAAACAATTAGAAGAAATGTATTTTGATGAGGAACCATCAGATGAAAGAAGCAATGTAGAACAAATGGAACGGCAAAGAAATAATAGGAATGATGATTATGATGAGGAAACAATTAAACGTTTCGGTCAAAAGATAGCCTATAATTTGATTGATGATCCAGTCGATGTAACTTATTTCAAAGACTTTATTTATCAAGCTAAGACTAGGTTCAGATTACTAAACGATACAGAATTGAAATATGTAGATATTGCCGATAAGAATTTTGAGGACATTAGACTATCAAGAAAGCATCTTGGTATTCTTCAAACAGTATATCAAAGACTCAATAACAAACCTTGGCCGTTTAAACTTAAGCCTGGATATCTATACAAATATGGTGATAAGCTAGCTTGGGAATGGTTTGAAGGAACATAAAATGTTAATACTAGGCGCAGGTCAGGCTGGGCTCCTGGCCGCCAGGAGGTTGTCGCTCTACAATCCAATAGTATTGGAGAAACAAAAATCGTTACCAAATAACCATTCAGCATTGTTACGATTTAGATCCAATGAAATAGGAGAAGCAATTGGATTGCCATTCAAGAAAGTAAATGTATACAAAGGAATATTATCTAACGATGGAGAAACAATTACTGATACTCCAACTATTAGAGACATGAATGCTTACTCTCTCAAATCTACTGGCGTATGTATTGAGCGATCTATTATCAATACAGATAAAGCGACACGATACATAGCACCCAATAACTTTATCAAACATCTAAGTCATAACGTTGATATTGAATATGAGAATAATTGCGAACAATTAGAAACTAAAATCAAACCGATCATATCAACTATACCAATGCCTGAATTAATGAGGCTACTCGACTATAGAGATGCTCCAATATTTAAATTGAGGCCAATATGGACTATCAATTGCGAGTTGTTAAATGTTGATGTGTATCAAACGTTATATATTCCATACGGCAATAATGAACCATATCGTGTCAGTATCACCGGCAATAAAATGACAATGGAATTGACTTTCCTCCCGCCAGGAGGAAGTGCATTAAACTTTATTGATCAATATCTAGACATTTTATTTGATAATCATCGAGTAAAAATTGATCAAGTACAAGTAAAGGAACAGCCATATGGCAAGATAATACCGATAGATGAATATGAGCGCCAGAAATTTATACTATGGGCAACTGATACTCATGGTATATACTCACTAGGGCGATATGCTACCTGGCGCCAAATACTATTAGATGATGTATTGAAAGACATTAAGCATATACAAAATTTCATCTCCCATCGTAATAACTACCAACGTGTAATGCACTGGCCAGGAGACTTCTAATGAAAGTAACACTACTATACGCAACACCTGATGCTATTGATATTCTAATCTTCACCAAGAATACTAGACTCAATATGAACCCGAAAGGATTGGAAGAAATAACCAATTGGCCACGCGAAAAGAAGATGGAAGAATTAAAATATATGTCCACCACTATTCCATCATCTTGGGAATTTGTGGATCTCATATTCGTTATTGAAGGAGTATCGCGAGCGTTTACTCATCAACTTGTTAGAACTAGAACAGCATCATATGCGCAACAGGCTATGCGCGTTGTTGATATGACCGGATTTGATTACTATACCGGACCATCTATAGTAGGAGCATTACAAAAGGCAGAGTATCAAGAGTGTATGAGAAAAATTAATGAGTCGTATCAAGAATTGATTAGTAGAGGCGTCAAGCCAGAAGATGCTCGTGGAGTATTGCCGACTAATGTATTGACTAATATTTGTATGAAGATTAACTTGCGTAACTTCTCTGATCTTGTTAAGAAACGTATGACTCCTAGAGTTCAAGACGAATATGCGCAAGTATTAAAGCAAATGGTTGAACAAGTGTTACAAGTATGGCCTTGGTCACTAACATTTATAATGCCGAGAAATAGTGAAGCGCATAAAGAATTGGGATACTATCTCACTCAACAACTAGACAAGGAGATCAAAGAAACCGGTAAACCTCAAAACGAAACGAAAGCTTGGGCAGCAATGAAGTATCTTGACATTCTACGCCAGGAGTAAGAAATGAGCAAAGAAGCTATATCATCCAAGTATCTAGAAGAAACCAAAAAGAAATATCTGAATGATAACGAATACTCATACGATGCTTTCGTTGTCGGTAGCGATCAAGAACAAAATATTGGCGCTCGTATCGCTAGGAAATTAAGACGCAGACTATGGACTGTTCATGAATATGATAAAAATAATTGGAATCCATTCGCTTTATCGGAACACGGTAATCATTTATCAGCAATAATACTGGCTAATGGTTATACTCATCTAGATTGGATAGAGGATCAACCGGATAAAGAAATAATTGAATCAGTATTCATTAACTTGTCCGTATCTATGTTAGCGGCGAAACATTTCGTTCAAAATACAATCAATAATCCTTGGCCGAAATATATTGTATTTATAGGCTCGATGGCTTATAGAAGCGTGCTTAATGGTTCCGCTCCTTATTGTGCTGCTAAAGCGGGACTAGCGCACTTCGCCAAATGTATCGCTTACGAATTGGCTCCTAAAAACTATAATGTGTTCTGTATACACCCGTCAAATACAGAAGGAACACCAATGACTGAAAAAACTATATCAGAACTACAAAGATATCGTAAACTCAATAGAGAACAAGCGGAAGAATATTGGGGCGCAGGATTACTAAGACAAGAATGGTTACAGCCAGAAGACATCGCAAATGTAGTTGATTTTGTATTAAGCGGTAAAGCTGACTATATGAGTGGTAGTAATATTGATCTAGCAGGAGGCGCAAGATGAATCCAGCAGATAATCTAATACAAGCCGCAGAACTATTCAAGGAGAGAGGAGCAGTATATAAGGATAACTACAGACGCGCAGGCGAAATATTCATGTGGCTCTGCCCAGAAGGAATCAACGTCAATGATGCTGAAACTTATAATCGTATGGCCATATTAATGCAAATCATAAACAAATTGTTACGATATACTCTCAATTTTGATAAGGGTCATCTAGATAGTCTACAAGATATGTCGGTATATTGTATGATACTAAAAGAACTGGATGAGGAATATCTCAATGATGCTTCTTGAACCAGTGGATCTATCTAGTCTATTCTTCACTGCTATGTTAAGAACGATACCAAGCTTTTCTCCTGGCCGGACTGAACTATTTAAATTGAATATAGGAGCAGGCTTTAAGCATATAGAGAATACAATTGTATTAGATTTGCCATGGAACGCAGAGACAGACGATATACCATTCGATGATAATAGTGTAGGAGTCATACATTGTTACGGAATGCTAGATCATATAAGTAATATTCCTAGATTTATGAAAGAGTGCCAACGTGTTCTAGCGCCAGGAGGCACGATGAATATCAGTGTAGCGTTTTACAAATCAAGTCTAGCGTTTGAAGATCCTTATCATAAGAGTTGGTTTACTGAAACAACTTGGTCAAAATTATTTCAGAAACAATATTGGGATCCAGATGGATTTGAATGGAAATTTAGGATCGGTATCAATCTAATCATAGGTGTAACAGAACGTAACTTGATCGTATTAACGCAACTGCTAAGGACAGAATGAATGAGCGTAATATTCATGGATACAGAAACGACAGCACTACTGGCGGTAGAGGCTGCTGACTTAGAACAACAACCACATATGGTAGAAATAGCATGTATCAAAACGGATATTCATCTAGATAACATAGAAGTATTCTCGCAACTCATTAAACCACCAATACGAATACCAGGAGAGGTAATCAATATCCATCATATAACGAATGAAGATGTAGCCTATCAGAAACCATTTGCAGGATACTATCGCCAAATAGCCAATTTCTTCATAGGAACGACTCATCTTATAGGACATAATCTTCAATTCGACAAAAGAATATTAGAGAATGAACTCAAACGTATAAACAAAGTAACGAGTTTTCCATGGCCACCATATAATATATGCACTGTTGAAGAGATATTAAAAATCAAAGGATATAGAATGTCATTAAGTGCTTTATATGAAGAATTATTTGGAATGCAATTCGTGGAGGCTCATCGCGCTGAAGCTGACACTAAAGCTTTAGTGGAAGTGTTTAAAGAAATGATCAGACGTAAATGGACGAAAGGCATAACGACATGACTAATACTCCTGGGCCAGAAGAACACACCTTATTACACGGATATCAAACTATAGAAGAATGGTGGCAGAAGAATGGATTAGATCATAATGAAGCTAGAATAAAACGCAAAGCTACGTATCTAGAACAGCTCAAAGAAGTTTCCAAAATGATGGATAGGTATAATGCGAACGCAGCTTCAAATAAGAACTGAGTATAGTTTCCGTTACGCCTATGGACATATAAAGAAAGTCGTTGCTAGACTTAAAGAACTAGGCTGCCAATCGGCCGCTATTACTGATAGAAATAGTTGTTTCGGTCACGTTCCTTGGGATAGATACTGTAAAGAATACGGTATCAAACCTATGTTTGGATGTGAGTTCGCGTTCATAGAAGATGTAACAGTTAAACAGAAACGACAACGATTGTTCTATTTGCCTATAGTAGCAAAAACAAATGCTGGATTACGCGAGATATACTCAGCAATGGAAGAAGCGACAAGTAATTTTCATTACGTTCCTAGATTGCCATATTCTAAGTTGAGAGATTTCTCAGATGATGTTATAATATTATCCGGTAGCACAGGTCTAGGTCAGGACTCTAAGCTTCCGCCTAGCGTATTCGTGTCCGGGAACGGCTCGACATCGCACCATTTATTATTAAACGGGAACGTTGTTCCGGTATCAGACAACTATATGATCACTCCTAATGATAGATCAGCATATGAAATATTATCCGGAAGAAACCATAATGATCGACCATCTCCTATGCATATTCTAGATGAATGGGAGTTAAGAAACGAAATTGATTTAGAAGATGAGTCATTTCTCCTGGCTGATAGACTTGCCGAGGAGTGCACAGCCCAAATACAAATGGCTAAGAATATTCAATTTAGTTCTAATCAAACGTTGAAAGAGTTATGTCTAATTGGCGCCCAAGAGCGTGGACTAGAATTGAACGATGTATACATGAATAGATTAGACTATGAACTTAAGCTTACTCAAGAAAAGGGATTTGAAGATTATTTTTATTTGGTAGCAGATATGGTGCGCTATGCCAAAAAGAATATGCTTGTCGGTCCGGCAAGAGGTTCTAGTTGTGGCAGTTTGGTCTGTTATCTTTTGGGCATCACTGATATTGATCCTATACCTCATGATTTGATTTTTGAAAGATTCATTGATGTAACTAGATCTGATCTACCAGATATTGACATAGACTTCCAAGACAATAAACGCGAAATGGTATTCGAGTATGTCCAGAACAAATACGGCCAGGAGAATGTAGCTAGACTTGGAACTGTATTGAGATATAAGCCTAAGTCAGCGATATCCGATGCTGCTAAGGCATTACAAATACCAGATTGGGAAACTAAATCAGTTAAGGATTCAATACTAAGAAGGTCAGGTGGTGACTCGCGTGCTACCTTTTGTATATTAGATACGTTTGAAGAACTAGAAATTGGACAACAATTTATCAAGAAGTATCCAGCGATGAAGATTGCTGGAGACTTAGAAGGACACGCTCACTATACTGGTAAGCATGCGGCAGCTGTCGTTATTACTGATAAACCACTAATCAATTATGTTGCTAAAGATATCAGAACCAATACTGTTCAAATAGACAAGTTTGATATAGAGTATATCAATCTACTAAAGATAGATGCGCTCGGTCTCAAAACGTTAACAATCATATCTGACTGTCTTAAAGCAATAGGTTGGACATATAACGATTTACTTAAACATCCACTAGATGATGATAAAGCTTTCCAAGTATTACGTAGGTTTCAATTCTGCGGTATATTCCAATATGAAGGACAGGCTTTACAAACACTGGCCAGAAGAGTTCATATTGATCGTTTCGACGATATATCAGCGTTAACTGCTCTAGCTAGACCAGGACCATTTGCTTCTGGCGCTAGTAACGAGTGGGTCCAACGACGAATGGGCAGGCAACAAGTATCTCATATTCATCCAATAACGGAAGCCATTACTGGTAATACTTATGGACTCATAGTATATCAAGAACAAGTAATGAAGATTGTTCGTGAGGTAGGTCATCTATCTTGGGAGGACACATCACTCATTCGTAAAGCAATGAGTAAATCATTAGGTGTTGAATACTTTGATCGTTATTGGAAAAAATTTAGAGAGGGTGCTTTAGAACACGGTTTTGAAGAAGAAATAGCCAAAAAGATTTGGGACGCTATCAATACTATGGGATCATGGTGCTTTAATAAGTCTCATGCCGTAGCTTATGGTATGCTTAGTTATTATTGTTGTATCCTCAAAGGACATTATCCAGTTGAATTTGCATTGGCGTGCATACGTAATACAGGCGATGTCAATTCTATTAAACGTTATCTCAGAGAATTAGATCGAGATGGATATGAGATAAAGAATTATGATGCTATGAATAGTGAAGTATCTTGGTCATATAAGAACAATCAATTCTTAGGCGGATTGACTAATATTAAAGGCATAGGCGCCAAGAAAGCTGAGCGCATTCTCCTGGCGTCACCTCCCAACAGATTGTTCATGCTACCAGACCCAGTAGTAACGCCATATGATAATTTGTTTGAAGGCAGAACTCGATTCGCTGATATAATGACCAATCCGCGCAAGTATAATATTAAACGAGTGCCACGATCAGATCTAATAGATATACAAGATGACTTTGAAGGAGAGGTTACATTCATAGCGAAATTAATTCATAGAAACGAACGTTCTCTCAACGAGACTATGTTTTTAGTTCAACGCAATAATGTCAAAGTGCCTAACGATAAATGGTTGAATGTTCAATTAGAGGATGATACATCTACCGTATATGCTGTAGTATCTAGATTCAAGTATCCAAGTATGGGAGTCATGTTGTTGAATAAATACAGCATAGGTGACTGGTTCATCTGGGGCGGTATGGCAAGAAACGGTCGCAGAGTATATGTTGACAAATTTAAGTTTATCGGGGCGGCGAGCTAAGGAGGAGAGTCCGAATAGCCTATTAAGTATAGAGGGATTTTTACAACGTCTACAGAGTATTATTTTAACGTAAAAAAGGGTAGACGCGAAGTCTCGCCTACCCTATACTTTTCTAACGTTAAAAGTAAAGAGGAGGTGATGAAAAAGCAAAGAGCCAAAATTGAAATACAATGTAAATACTGCAACAAAAAATATGTTACTAATAATCCTATGACAAAGTTTTGTTGTAGTAATCATAGAGTTCTTTGGCACTATCATAATAAGACAGGAGGTAAAGTTGCCACAAAAAATTCTTGATGATACATCAATATTATCCAAAGTTCCTGAGTTTGAAGTTACTGTTGATGCAGAAACTATCAGGACATCAGTTCCTGAAGACTCATCAAATTGCATGACAGCTATGGCTATTGCAAGAGCAAGACCTGAAGCCAAACGTATTGAAGTTGATGTTCAACAAATAAGATTTACTGAAGGTGAATTAAGATTTGTATACATAACTCCATATGGAGTTAAGTTGAAAATTCACGAATTTGAGGATGGAAAGTTACCAGAAGCATTTAGATTTAAACTAGGGAAAAATGAGATTAGTCAAATACTAGAAGCTAATCCAATAAATAAACAATTGACAAGAGAAGAATATGAACCTATTAGAAGAGCGATGATTAAAACGCAAAGACA